TTACTCGCCATGTTTAAACAGTGCGATTGGTACTACAACTACGCTGAGGGCAATGCATACTACGCTGGACGCGAGTCCTACCAAAAGACCATGCGTATGGTCGATGCGGCGGGTGACGAGGGACGCAAACTGTTGGAGGCATACCGTGCAGAACACCGAATTGAATCCTAGAGATATTTCACTGTTATACGAAGGCATGGTTGACATGATCAACCATTCCGAACTAGGCATCAAAGCCACGCAAGCCGTGTTGACCAAGGTGCTGGTGCTGTTGGCATTGTCCAGCGGGGCAACCAAGCAAGAATTCTTAGAACAACTTGAGTACGTTTGGGAGTTTGAAAACTTCTTTCAAACTGACGAGAGACATTGATTTTTTTGGGGCTGAGTATCGACATATGGCATATGTGGGCTTGTAGCTTGCCCCAAAGAGAGATTGGGCTACAAGCACTTTCAAACAATCAACCGCAGATTGAATATGCTGAGGCGGTGACGGCGGGAGAGACCGCATTGTTTAAACAACTTTGAAAGGCAGGTTATGACTTTATTTATTTGTGATGGACGTTGGCACGACAACAACGAAACGTTCCAAGGCGTGATTGTGTCGGACGGTTCTTGGGATGGATCAGAGGATGACGGCGATGAGCAGATATTTTTCTACACCGATGGCGAACCAGTGATGGGTGACCACGGTGAGTTTGTGATTGACCACGCAGAGGAGTACACCCATGCCAAATCCGCTTTTGCAAGACAGTGATTTTTTTATCGCGGTAATTCGCAACCTGATGACGTTGGTGCGTGAGCTTGAACCAGACATTGTATGGAGGGAACATCACAACGTGGATGACATCATGGAAGATGCAAACAACGCAATTTTGATTTTGCAAAAGGGAGAATGACAATGGCTAGATTGATTCAAGGACATGATGACGAATGGGTGTTGCGTGACGAGTGGGGTGTTGACGATATACGCAGTGTGATCGAAACAGAAGGCATCGATGCAGAGGGCTTCAGTGATGAGGATTGTTTAAACGTCATGCGCGTTGCTGAGACCGCGTTCGATGCCAACGTTGGTTTGAATTGGGATTCGATTGCATCTGCTGTCAACTTCTATTTGGACTGCAAAAGGGACGGTACGGCGATGTTCTATCGGGGCGCACCTATCAAGGTGACCGCATGAGGGTGGTCAAAGTATTGGCTGATCCATCGCCCACGTTCGCGTCATCTGTAGCCCCTTGGGAGTGCGTAGAGGTCGTTAGAACTGCTGATGCAGTACCCAAGGGTGAGAAGTACATCAAGTACAGGGATGGCACATGGATGGTCTACCGTAAGTCCAAAGTCCATTTGGCAACACCAAGATACGTTGGTCGGTATGACAATGTTTTGTCGGCGGTTCATTCTGCCCGACTTGTTTAAAAAGGAAAACAAATGCGACACATAACAGAAGCTTACGACTTGTTGGTCGATGAGTTAAAACAAAAAATTGATAAAGCTTATGCGGAAATGAATGCTCAGTCCGATGAGGCAACCATGATCAGGGTGTTACTTGTCAAACAACTTGTAACATACGCCGGAAAACCTGCGGCAATGGAGGTTGCTCATTTAATTGACAGACAATATGATGCTGGATTTGCAGAATGGATTGACGAGGATTTTGATGATCCAAAGAAGTAACGTTTAAACGGGCATAAGCTCATCTGGTGATCTCCCGGGACAACCTTAGATGTTTAAACAGGGGAGCAGGACGCTCCCCTTTTTCTTTAGAAGTGGTCGAGATGTTCCTCATATGTGCCGCTGACTTTGTTGTACAGCAAGGACGTTTCACCCTGCTGACCAACCCACCGATACCGACACTTCCATACTGCGATCTCTACGCATCCATCACCCCTATGCACGGTGATACCGCAGTCGGTCTTTGCCCACCAAGCCATCGAACCTGAGATAGCCATACCATCGGGGCGGGGCTGGTCTACACCTGATCGATTGATCTTGGATGGATGGGCAACGAACCACGTATGCACGTCATGGGTCTTGCAGAACTTGACTACCCGCGACAACATCGAACTGATCGCCTCTGTCTCTGTGGTGCTGGTCTTGTTCATGTCGATGTAGTTGTATGGGTCAATCACCAACCCCTTAGCCCCAAAGCTTTTAACTGCGGTCGCCGCGCGGCTCAAGATCGAATCCAAAGAACTTGGCTCATCTCCATTCGTTTCGATAAAAACAAAATGCTCGCTGACCCATTTAAACGCTTCGTCCCGTTCTGCCTCCGTCATTCGTTCCTTGCCATCAAAGAATCGTTTCTTGCTGTAGATTTCCATCAGGCGGCTGATGTGAACCTCGGGCTGATTCTCAAACGAGCAGATCGCAAACTTCCAGTCGCTGTTCTTTCCGATGTTGACCATCAGTTGATCAACGAAGTTGGACTTACCCGAACTTGGGTAACCTGTGACCACCGTGAGTTGGGATGGGGCAACCGTGTAAATGTTGTCCACCGAGTCGTAACCTGTAGAGACTCCCTTGCCCGTGCCTTTCGAGTACAGGCTGTTTAAACGCTCAGAGAACTGCGCTGCGGTGCAAAGTCCTGCGACTGGATACGGCTCGGCGCTGTCGATTATTCTTTTGATTAGAGTAGAGGGGACATCGTCCAGCGTTGGGTCGTCATCCAGCAGAACCTCGTTCAAATCTTTCTTGTTGAACTTGGCGAGCCTGCACTTGTCTTTCCCGATACGCCTTGCAAGTTCCTCTGCCAATGCTTGTCCTGATGTGTCCTGATCGGTAGCCAATACGACGTACGGCGCTTTGTCCAGAATTTCCTGCGCGTTGTTTATAAACGCAAATCTCTTATCGTCTTGACGGGACTCGGCTACCTTCATCGGTGCGCCAGACGGGACAGACACGACATTGTTTAAACCTGCCTCGATGGCGGAGAGAGCATCCATTTCTCCCTCGACAATGATGATTGGTTTACCTGCCTCAATGTTGTCTATGCCAAAGAAGTCATGCGCCCCGCCCATGTCTTGGGTGAAGTCTTTGCTGTCGATGGATCGGTACTTGGTTGCGACAAGACTGCCACGTCTGAAGTATGGGAAACCGATTGCTGGGGTGACTCGTCCAATCTTGTGGAAGAACTTGTCTGCCGCAAAAAGTTTCATTTTGTCTGCGGTTGATGGGGAGATTCCTCTGCTGTTTAACCAGTCGTAATGTGGTTGGGCGAGGGGTTTGTTGATGACCGTTGTTGAGGGGACGGCAGACAATTTGTGTTCCTTTCGAGGTTGCACTGAGCCATTTTCAAAGCAGTGGTGGCAGTGATAGACAACCGCGCCGTCATCTTTGCGCGATAGTGTCATATCTTTTATGTTTGATTTTCTGCGCTCAGGTGAGCAGAAGGGACATACCACCCTTGCCGATTCGTTGAATTGTGTTTGTTCGACAAGCTCGGCAATCATTTCATGCTGCCGTCCGAGTTGCGTTTATACGATCTGTTTTTCGCTGCTGGCGCTGCTCGCAGATTGCTTCGTGCTGTTGTGCCGCCTTTACTTAGAGGGGTCTTGTGATCAACATCTTTTCCGTCGCCCTTGTGGACAATGCCTTCGCGCTCAAGCATTCTTCGGGCTTTGTTACGTGCCGCACGTTTCTTTTTAACTGCGGGTGTGCCATCATAGTTGGCGTACTCTTGTTTATAGTTGCGTGTCATTTTTGAACCTATATTCCATCATTGCGTCTGCGCATTTGTATGCGTCACTTGATAAGAGGTAAACGCTCTCTCTGCGAGAGTCGCTCGCCAACATACCCGCCAAAGCAAATGCGGCGAACAAGTCCCGCATCGTCATGTTGTTTAAATCAGTTTCCATTTGATTCCTTGAATTTTTTGAGGTTTGTTTGTTCGATGACATAACCTGAGCCGTGACCCAAGTCTTTTAAATTCTGCGTTTGGATTGCTTCTTTCGATTTGATGTACCCGACAAAGTCAACGCTGTCACCGTCAACAACACCGAGGACATAAATATCCACTTCTTCGACATCCTTGTCAATGTGAATCAAAAGTCTTCCACTCTTGTAGCGTGTAGCTTTGATATCAATTTTCAAGCCCTGATGGGTAATCAGGTCTGCCCCGCCTTTGCGTGGGTAACCTGACAAATCGGGATACAGATTGAACTGCTTACCGAATGCCATCTCTGCGAGGATGCCATCGCGATCTATTTGGATCGGGTCTTGTTTGCCCATCTGTTTGTCTGTCACACCATTAACCCGCGCAGTGGTGTTTCTCATCACCGCTAGGGTTAACGCTATGGCAGACTCCGATGGAGTCATGTTGACTATCACAGATCCAACTTGATTTGGTCGGGCGGGGCAACAGTCTCAATCGGCTTCTCTTCTGCGAGGTTTTTCACCAAGGCTTCCTGTGATGCCACCCGAACGGTTAATTCCTGTGATGCCACGAACTACA